AATGCAAAGTAGTTTGCTTTGTCAACGGTCAGTGTGAAGTCTTCATCGTCAAGGTCTTGCGGCGTGATTGTAGTACCACGTTCGTATGCCTTAACAGTGATTTCGGGTTCTTTAATGATTTTAACTGAATCACCAAAGTTTGCGATTTCACCAAAGTAGTCGTTATTCGTAATTGCGTCACAAACAGCGGCCTTGCGGAATGCAAGCTGCACCTGTTTGGAGTAAATTACCGGGCTAAAATTACCATTAGGTAAGTTGTTGTAACCCGCTGCTCTTGGGAAAGCCATAATCCATCTCCTATTGTTTTGGATTGTACAGATGCAAACAGTACAATTCTTTGCAGAGGCTGTCTAACGTAGGGTGTATCTTATACAAGGGTTGCAACCAATGTACTCAATAGGCCATGCTAATCAGGTAATCTTTAAGATTTTTGTCGTTTGCGGATTGACAATGTAAACAAGTAGCTAACCCGTTTACATCATACATGACTATAGTTATACTTATAAATAAGTACTTGTCAACTCTTTTTTATCGTGCAGAGCCAGATAAATCGTAGATAAACTTACCACTACGGATAGCATCCATGATTTCATCTGCGTGTTTCTCATACTCTTGTGTAGACATTTTGTCTACATCTGACTCTTTAAGGTATGTAGACGCTTCATCGCTTTGCGGCTTGCTTCTTTTATTCTTTGTCGAAACCGCCTCTGCTGCACTCTTATTGCTCTTGCTCTTAGTTTCTTTGCCAATGCCTCTATCTGATTTGTAGAGGTCGATTGCTCTTGCTGCTGAACGTGCGTCATTATCATTCTCGTACAGTGCGTCTTGTACCCACTTAGGTTGTTCTTCTGCCCACTCGTGGAAGTCATCACTGTCACGAATGTCATCAAAGTCTGGATGCATCTGCATTAATGCTGCTTCTGCTTTTTCTTTCGTAGCTGAGTTTTGTAACTCATCAATTGCTTTAAGACGTTCTTCAAGAGCAGTTGATTGCTCACGTGCCTTCTTCATTGCAATTGTTTCAACGATAGCTGCTACATCAGGATAGTCTGAAGCCCATTGTTCAATGTCCTCATCGGACTTAGGCAACTTCATTTCTTTCTTAGTAGCACTTTCCAGTTGACTTTTAAGCGCAGCTAGTTCAGTCTTAAATTCTTCTGCTTGTTTCTGCTGATGTCGGCGTAGGTCAGAGTAACGCTTCTTAAATGTTTTCTCTTCTGCGCTAGTAGGTTCAGCTTCTACTTCCTCTACTTCTTCTTCACCGTCACGTGCCTTCATCAGTTCTTCTAGTTCTTCCTCATCACGCTTTACTCGTTCTTCTTGCGTGTAAGGTTTATTTACAAATGCTGCCTTTGGTGTTGACTGCATTTCTTCTGCCATGATTGTATCGTTCATTGTATTCTCCTTGTTGGGGCCACCGTAGCCACACTGTCGGGCATGGGGAGTGAGTAGCCAACGAATTGTGGATTATTTTTTAGAAGCTAATCCACCACGCTTCATTTTCTTCTTAACTTTAGGTTTTGGTTTAGAAGCTAGGCCACCTTCATTAAAACCTCTACTATAATCTCCTGTGCTTACTGCTTCAGAAACTGCACTTGCTGTATAATCATCTGAGGCTTGTTGAGCAGTAGTATCATTACCACCAGAATCTTGATACTGCCCACTAGCTATTTCAGATTGTTCTCTTGATATTCTTGCGGCAGTAGCGGCAGCATCTTCTTTTGCTTTCATTTCTGCTCTTGCTTTTGCTTGGGCTTGTTTAATGTCAGTTTTTATTTGTGCCTTTTCCACTTGTTCTGCAATAGCATCTTGACGTTGTTGTTCTTTGGTTCTTTTATCTTTATCCCGTCTTTCTTTTTCTTCTTTTATTTTTTGTTCTGTTTCTTTTCTTGCTTGTGCAGATTTTTTCAAATCATCAAACATAGTTTTTACTTCTGGTGAATTTACACCACCATCTGCACCCGCAATAGTATTTTTAAGAGCATTATATTCACTTCCTTTAAGAGTAAATTTACCGTCAGCATTTTGAAAAGTAACTGTAGCACCTGACGGTAGTGCCTTGCCTGTTGCTAATCCAAACACACCCTGAACAGCACCCGCAGGACCCGGTAAACCACCCATATTACCAAAAGATACACCATATTTTTCACCAGCTACACTTAAACGTCCTCCACCCGGACCATATATTTCTTCATCAGTAGGACCATAAGAGTCACGGTCTTCCCCACCTGTCTGTTCTTCACGTACACTGGTAGTTTGCGGTGTTGTAGGTGCTACAGTTGCTTCTTCTACCTTAGTAGCCTCTGGGTCTACAAATGTATAGCCTTCTGGTACAGGGTCTAGTAAGTCACCTGTTGTTTTACTTTTACGTAGTTTAATAATATTACCTGCTTCATTCTTATATTCTACATATTCAAAATCCACGCCGGGAACATTCTCTCCTACAAAGCCTTTAAAGGTAGGAACTTCTGCAGGTTTGTACACAGGAGCAGTAGGCACTGCAGCTTGTATAGGTTGTACATACTGACTTGATGCAGCTTGTTGTGGTACGGCTGCTACGCCCGTTGTTGGTGCATCAGCTTTTTGCATACCACTAATACCATATTGCTGCTGCTCTAATGTGCCGGGAACAAAACCACCAACATTATACTCCAACTCATCTTCCATGTCAAGGTCATTAATGTCAAACGGCAAATCATCTGGCATAGTAGCTTCTTCGCTATTACCCATTTGACCCATCTCTTCCATTTGTTTCAACCCCATCTTAGCTTGCTGTCGCATCTGCATAAGATTGTTAAGACCAATAAAGCGCACTACATCAGCAGGGAATACAAACTCACCTTCACTTAGCTGTGCTGGAATGTCATCACGTACTTCTTCTTGTGTAGAACCGGGTGGCACATCATTGCCGGATACAGGGTCTACTGAACCACCTTCATCTTTGAGTCCACCGTCCTCAAACATTTCCATTTGTTTTTGCATTGGTACTGCTCCACCTTCATTAAAGTGCCGTAGTATAGGGACATACGGCTTTATAGTTTCATACATACTTTTTTCTTCTGGTATGTCTTGTACTCTTTCCATAGGAAACTTTTCGTCTTTCATAGGAATATCTTTGCCTACATCTTGTATAGGTTCATTTTGATTTATGTTTTGTTCAGAAGATAATTCTTTAAAATACTTATCAGTTCTATTTCTACGTTTATCAGAATGTGGTATCCCTGCTTTTTCAAAACGGTCAACAAATGCATCTGCTATATCACGAGGATTTTCGGTAGTATCTAAATATTGTTTAAGTACTTCAAGATCACCTTTTCCAATTTTTAACTTAGATTTCCATCCTACGTCTTTATCACTCTCTGCATATATAGCATCTAATACGTAGTCTATTTGAGATTCGGTACTGTCTTTTTTACCAGAATCTTCTAAGTATTCTTTATACCAAGATTCATTACCTACACCTTTTTGATAATCATCAAATTGAAATAATCCTACACCCCCACCTTTTACTGTTTCAGGATCGCCAGCACGACCAGATACTGTTTGTTTTTGGGTAAAGTCAAAAGAACCACCTGTTTCAACATCTATATTAGCTAACATAGCAGCTATAGCTTCTTTACGTAATCCTCTTTTTTGTAAATGTTCTACAACTTTATTTTTGTTTGCTTTATATACTTTACTACGGTCCTCTTTAAACCTTTCAAAAGCATCAGGGGATTTTGACTTAGGTAATTCCATTTATCTCATCTCTTAGTTGTTTTAGCCTACGTAATACAGTTATTGCACCTTGTTGTCTATGCAGTGCAACAGTATCCGTTGATTGTTCCATTACCTTGTGATGCTGTTCTATTGCATCATCTAAGTAATTATTGAATGCCTCCCATTGGTGGTTGTTGCCCACCAGCGGCTTGAGGCTGCTGAGTATTTGCTTCTTGTCCATTTGCACTAAATCCTTGTTCACCCGGTACAGGAACTTGTCCTGTGCCTATATTACCACCACCTGCGCCAGTTGGGTCCATTGGACTACCAGTAGCCATACCTTGTTCTGGTTGTGCAGGTGCTTGGAAGCCTTTCATAATCTCTGCTTGCAGAGCAGCTTCATCCATATTGTTGGTTACTTTGTCGGGGTCTAAGTCAAGTGATGTTGCAATCTCACGGATTACATATTGGAACTTAGCAAAAGGTGCAAGTGCTGGGCTACTTGCTACTTGTAAGAACTGCATCAAACGCTGGCTACGTACTTCGTTAGCCATAAGACTTTCAGTTCCACGTGCCTTAACTTCTAAGTCGCCTTTAATTTCAGGGTCAAAGTCAAACTGCATGTTAAAGCGGAAGAAACCTTCACCTAGTGGGCGTAGTAGATAGTCATCTACATTCTTTACTACCGTTTTAATACCACCCTGTGCCGCACCCATAAGCATTGATATGCCGGATGCAGTACGACCTACGCCAGATACTCCTGTTTGCCCATGAGCAAAGCTAGGCATACCTGTGCTTTCGTCTGATAACTGACGTGCTTTGTCAAACAGCATCATATTCTCTGATGATACATTTGGAAACTTAGTTCCAAAGATAGCTTGACCCGGCGCACCACCTTGCCTACGGAATACCTTGCCCGGATATAGTGACAAGTCTTGGCCCGGCACTAGATTAGTTTCATCTAGTTCCATAATCAAGTTACCCGATAGGACAGCGTTATCGACAGCCATACGCATAAACCCATTCATAAGAGTTTGTGTGTCATCCATGTTCTCTGCAATGCCCACCCCAAAGAAGGAGTAAGGATTCAGTTCGTATGGCGCAGCATGATAAGGAATCTTGCTAGGCTTGAATGGGTTAAGAACCATACGAATAAGTTTACCATTACATACCCACACGTTTGCTTGTAGTTCATCAAAGTCTTTTAACTCATCTGGAATAGTAATGTCTTGGTCTTCAAGCATGTCTACATCAACCATACCCCAATACTCAAGAACTTCAAATCGTTCAATAGATGTTTCAGGTGCATAGTCAGATAGGTCATCTTCCCAGTACTTCTTTGTGTAGTTCTCGCCAATAGCAATAACTTCATCAATCACTTGACCACGGAAATATGGACGCTTCTTGAGACTACGTAGTTGTGAACGTGACATCTTATGTCGTTCAATTACGTATTGCGCTTCATCCATGTTATTCGCATCAGGGTCAGGATAAAAGTTCCAAACAGATACATGCTGTACTTGCGGAACTGTTTTAAACATAGGGTCATAGTTACCTTCATCATCCCAATTAGGATACTCTTTGTCTGTAGCAAACGGACCTTTCATTACACCTGTACCAAACAGTGCCATCTCAAATGCAGAGTTACGCATATGTTTACCCGCACCAGACTCTTCTAGTTGGTCGTGTATTTTCTTCTGCATCTTCTTAGCAGCAATCATAGCAGGGCTAAATGTAATTGCTGTAGGTGTTTTGCCCGGACCTTCTTTTAGTTTGTCAGATACAGGTTCTAGTTTATTCTGTACTACGCCTAGCTTCTCTTGCAGTGACTGTGCAGTAGCACCCGGCTCCAAATCGTTGCCATCACCTGCAAAACCATATGGGCTAGTAGATAATGCAGTGTCACCACGTAGTTGCTCTGGTTCTTGTGGGTCAAAGTTTACATCTTCTACTACACCTTCTGGTAATTCAGTAGGGTCTACAGATAAAGGGAAACGCTGATTAGCAAACAAGACATCTACAATCTGTCCGTAAGCTGCCAGCGTCTTTGTCTTAGTTACTTTAATAAATACGCGAGACTTCTCTGCTTCAGTAAACTGTACATCAGGCCCATATAGACCACGGTAGTTACGATAAGCACGTAGCCAACGGTCTTCGTCTTGTTCACGATAGTCTTCAGAACGCTGGTATCTTTCGTTAATAAATGGAATAATAGATGCTACATCTGCATCAAACACTACAGAGTCATCTGTGTCTTCTAATGCGATTGCATCGTCTTCAATCATAATTTCATCTTCAGCCATAGTTTTTTCCTTAATAACCAAATGTACTGTCTGCTACACGCATACCAGTGCTAGGTCTTCCCATAGGGTCGTAATCAAATATACTAAATCTTGGTCTTGACATTATTCCATATCTAAGGGCATCATACAAATGGTCTTCACTGTGCGTATCAATGTCTTCTGGATTTTTCTTATCAAGCGGGATGGACGGTAACTGTGATACGATATTTGTGCAGCTATTAAAGAATACAAGTCTAGGCTCCTCTGTAAATTCATCTACCTGCAAACGCCTGTGTATTTCGTTCTTACCTGCTACACGGCTACCACGGCTTCTATCTGATGGCCTCCAACGACATCCTCTACTAATCATTGTCTCTGCAAGGCTAGGACCAGTATCGCCACGTTTATGCCACAGAGAAGAATCAAGCACACCATACTTAATAGTACCATCGCCAGACTCTACATCCAGTATCATATCTGCCAAGTCTGCGGCAAGGACTTTAGAAACGTAGAGTTCTCTATATACCACAAGCTGTTCGTTAGGTGCAACAGCAAACCAAACAACACCAGACTTACTACCATAACCATAGTCACAAGCCCTAAACTTAACCCAGTTGTTAGGAATATCGAAAGGCTCAATAACATGAATATTGCGGTCAAACTCAGTAAATGCCGCACCTTCTTTAATATCCCAGTCGCCTTCAAGGAGTTGTCTCCTTTGCTGCTCTGGCATGGAGAGTAGCATGGCTTCGTAGTCACCCGACTCTGCCAAATAAGGATTGTCAGATAATCTTGCTGGGATAAATCGCCGTTTAAATAGTGACTTTCCAGCTTTTTCATGTCCTGCTGGGTATCGCAGAACGTCTCCTGTATCTGTATCTGTTGCATCGAATGCTCTATTGTAAGGTGCAGGGTCGATGAATGTCTTCTTAACCCAATGATGTCCCCGACCACCGGGGTTAGTTGTTGCTCTCATGTAGATAGGCAAGTCAGGTGCAGTGGACCTTAAACGAGACCGCATGTAATTCCAAGCGTATGGTGTGGACCACTGTGTTAACTCGTCAAACCCTATCCAGCTAAACGCTAGACCCTGATAACGCAATACATCGTCATCTCTATCAAGATACGACATCCACAATCTTGCGCCAGATGGTGCAGTCCACTGCATCTTTCTCTCTGACCATTTAATACCGGGCCAGATTTTTGGGTACAACTCCTGCGACTTAAATACAAGTTCTCTTAGTTCTTCTGTTGTATGTCGCAGTAGCAACCCACTAAATGCAGGATGCCCCATGTAGCGTAGTGGGTCAGCTAACATAGCGTAAGACTTGCCACCACCAGCACTACCACCATAAAGTACTTCTCGTTCTGCTGCAGCTAGAAAATCTGTCTGTGGACCCTTATTAGGTTTGAATAAAACATTAGCTGTCTCTTCAATAGCCTGTGTTTCATATTCAATAGGCAGTATCTCAACTGTTGGCTTTTGAGCCTGTTCTTTCTTCTTGGAGACTTTTCGCTTTGGCGATTGCCGTTTCCGCATATTCTGCCCACTTGAGGAGGCTTTTAGCTTGGTTCTTACGTCTTCGTTCATTCTGTAACCGTTTCCTTAATCCCACATGCGAGATATATCTGCCAGTATTAGTACTCAACCAGTTCGCTACTTCACGATAACTGTATTGATTTACGTGGCTACGTGCTTTCTCTAATAGGTCTAGCTCTGTTGGTATAGGGTCAAGAATGTCAGGGTCTTCATCGTTTTGTTTATAACCGAAAGGTACAGTCCTTGCAATGCGCGGTATCTGTATCCATTCGTTTTCTTCTTTAATGTCTGTCGGCTGTGGTAGCTTCCACTTACCTATACTTCTAGTCATCTTCTACAACTGCTTTAGGTGGCATAAGCATTACACCGCCCGATGCTTCTACTTGCATCTTCTCAGTCTTTACCAGACCAGTACGGTCAAGCAGTTCTTTAGCTGCTGCCATCTTATCACGTATGCCTAACTCAGTTGGGTCATACAATGCATGTGTCATAGCTATCGCAGCCTTCGGTGCATTACGTGCCATGTACATTTGAGTTGCCTCAAGTATTTCTTCTTTAAGACCTTTAACAATTTCTGCAGTACTAGAAGTGTCAGCATATCCCGCCAGTTTCTTTGCTTGCACCATATCACCACCTGCTTCTTCAAACAGGACGTTGAGTAGTGCTTGTTGCTTATCAGTTAATTGTCTAGCCATTAAAACTCACCATTGTGCATTGCGTTTGCTAATTTTGTACTTCTTGATTTTACCTGATTTGCCCACCTGCTGTCAAGCATTTCTTTTGCTGCATTGATAAAATCTTCATTATGGATAGCATTCCACATCTTTTTAAACTTACACAGTCTTGGGACACCCATATTGAATGCCATATCCATAAGTACAAGTTGACGTACACTGTCTAGCTTGTCTACGCAAGGGTGCGCACGTACAAGTTCTTCTTCGACAATCTGCACGTCATTCTGTGCTAGATACATAGCATCTGCTTCTGTGATACCTTCAGTATGAACAATAGCCATATTAGGTATGTCCATCCATTCCAGTTCTTCTTTAGTGATGCCACGGTCTTCTAGGTTACGTCCGATACCAATAGTATCAATTCCAAGTGTATCTTGATATACCTGAAGGCGTAAACCTTCATGTGTAATTAGTTTTTGTATAAAGTCTTCTTTACGATACTTCATTTCTCATGTCCCATCCATACCGCAAACGCACCCGTCATTGCTCCCGTCACTACACTGACAAGTGCTGACTGCTGTGTTGTCGGGTCGGGTAGTGTCATAAACCACTCTACTACTCTCCACGCTGATAGCGACATCATTATCATCATTAGACGAGGAAGTATCTTCCACGCCAGTATTCTTTCCATTGCTACTTTCACGATTCTTCCTTGCCTGTTCTTCTGTCGTTATGTCGTGCATATTCCACATCTGCACTAGGACTTCCCTTTACCAAAGAGCCTAGTAGCACTGCGTACACCAAAGCTGGCAGCAACGATAACACCAAGACTGTACTGATACCACTCAGGCATTGCGTTGAGTTGTGCGAATCCATTGGAGACTACTTCTTCCATCCCCGGAATAAACGCCATAACGAGAGGAATAGAGAACAAAACGGTAAGCCACTCATCTTTCCACGAAGACTGACTTCCTTTAGCCATTTCCAAATCCCAGTCAATTTCACCAGTAGCTTTTCTTTCCATGACTGTAGCTTCTGCTTTAGCCCTTGCCACTTTGGTTGCAGCTTCTGCTTTAGTCTTTTCAACTTTTCCATCTAACCATGTCCCTGCTAAATTAGCGATAGGTCCAATTAATAAATTAAGCATTAGCCTCTCCGAAACTTTGCTGTCTTCTTTGCAATACTTTTAGGCTGTGCTACAAACTGCTTACCTGCAGCTTTACCTTTTCTCTTAGCCTTAGTTGTAGCAGAGTACTCTGCACTTGTCAAGGACTTTATTGCTTTTGCAGGTAAATATCTTTCTCCTGTCTTAGCAGAAGGCTTACCTGACTTAGTACGCCAGTCTTGATTAGTCCAGTTCTTTAAACTCTGCTGTGGTTTTTTCATTGTAGTTTTTTCCTAATTGACTTTAGTGTTTCTTTTAATGTAGGCTCATCTTTTTCACGGGGGTTATATACACATTGATATTGTCGTGGACAAAACTCACTAATAGTTATAGTTTCTATTGTATTGTTTGCGCCTCTATACGTACAGATATACTCTGTGTATGGATTTTGTTTTACTTTAATTCTTTCATAGTCAACAAGTCTACATGTAGTCCATTTTATTTCATCAGCTTTAGCTTGTTGAGACATAAGGAATGAAACAAAACCGTAAAGAAGTGCAGCAGATAAACCTACCATTATAATCCAAGCCACTATCTCTACAAA